CGAGGCGTCGCAGCCGTTGAAAAGCACCCGGTAACGCCGTCCGACGATGAATCCGGTGCCGGTGATGACGGCGGGGGTGCCTCCGGCCTTTGATCCGGTGGTCGGCGCCATGCTGAGGAGCGCCGGGGCCGCGTAGTGGGCCTGTTCGGCGACCGGAACCGGCGTTGGGTCCTCTGCGGGAGGCTGTCCCTGGAGCTCGGTGGTCGTCGTGACGCCATCGAAGCCCACCAGCTGCTCGGTGACCGCCTCGGAGCGCTCCTTGACCTCGATTTTCATCGAGAGGCCGGGGAAAGAGAGGTCCGTAACGCTCGGGTAGTCGCCGAACTCGATGCTTTTGACCTCGATACTCTTCAAGCCGGCCCGGTTGGCCGCCCAGATCGGCTCTCCGGGCGTCCCGGTGGGCGCCGAGGGCGTGTAGGCGGGGTCGAAACCCTGCTCAGATCGGTTGTCGATGATGGCGCCGACCGCGTGAAGCGTCGGCATCAGCTTTTCGGCCTGGAAGGCGTCGAGGGGCGGGAGGATGTACGCCAGGTTCACCTGGTCGACCGCGACCTTCCGCTGGCCGACGTATTCGAAGGTCCGTCGCTCGCGCCAGATCGCGAGGAGCGGGAACCGCATGTGCTCCTCGTTGAGGAAGGCCTGGGGGTTGATGGGCAGCGCCATGCTCACGGCGGCCTCGAAGTCCTTGCCAGGCTGGTCGGGGGCCATGCCCGCGAGCGCCACTTCCTGGAGCACGCGCGCTCCGAGGTGCGTTTCGATGCAGGAGGCGAAGAACTCCAGCATGTAATAGAGCGCCGGATCGGCGTCGCGAAGGAGCGTGGCCCCCTGGCCTCCTAGGCCGGCCCCCGCGAGCGGGAGCGGATACACGACGGCGCCGTGCTTGAGTGCCAAGAAGTCGGTCATGGGGCCTCAGAGGAAGGCTCGGACGAAGGCCTCGGCGATGAGGTCCTCGAAGAACGGTTGCGTCTTCAGCTGCGCGGCGCGCATGAACGGGCGAGGGAACGTGCCCGGGTGGTTCACTGCGCGGCGGAAGAGGACGTTGCCGCCGACCTCGAAGCGGAGGAACTTCTTGCGGCGCGCGGCGATGACGTGGGGCTTGGTCCCGTACTCGACCATGGCGGCGTGGCGCGCGTAGGCGACGACCGAGCCGACGTAGCCCATGGTGATGCCGCCAACGACGAAGGTCTTGATGCTCGACCGGAGCTCGCCCGTGCGGCTGGTGAACTTCCCCGACCAGCCCTCATAGGTGGTGCCGTCGGGAACCTTCGCGTAGGTCGACGCGAGGCGCACGGTGCGCTCCAGCGCGGACATGATTTCCCCGTGCATGCGTCGCTCGGCGCGGTCGAAGCGTCGGCGGAGACCGGAGGCGTCGACAACGGGGGAGGCTGCGGGGATCACTTGACCTCTTGGCCCGTGCTCCTCACGCGAATCATGATGCGAAGCGGGCGGTCGCGCTGGTCGGAGATCTTCTGACAGACGAGGCCAGTGGGCGGGAGGCCTGGGCCCTTGAGGATGTAGTGGACGATGGCGGAGCGTCCGTCGTTCGTCGGCGCGATGACGCTGTCGACGACGTATTCCGGGGTCAGGGGCCCGATCTCCCATTCGCCGGACAGCTTGGCCTCGGAGCCGGCAACGCGGTCGCGGCTGGATACCTCGCGGACCTTGGGGTTTTCGCCGTTGACGAAGACCTGGGTGGTGGTCTCGCTGTCGGCGCTGCCGCTGATGCCTGGGCGCGGTCCGGAGAACTTCCGGACGCGGACGTGCACCTCGAAGAGGCGGAAGCCGAGCTCGCCGCCGATGCCGCGAAGGTCCTCGACGATGGGCAGGAGGTCATCACGCAGGGCCATGGGTCACCTCGTCAGAGCTCGACGCCGCCGCCGCCGCCGGTCTTGTTGCGTCGTGGGACGCCGAGGATGGAGGCTAGCTCGTCGCGAAGGATGTCGATCATGGCGACAAGCTGCTTCTGCGGGCTCTCACCCTGGCTCATGAGGCCGTTGCCGCCGAAGAACTCGACGTCGTCTACTTTCTTGAGGCCGAGACGGGTCTTGAGGCGACTCATCGCGCCGGCGGTGCCGCCGATGCCTCCGAGCTGGAGGGCCTTCAGCTCGCGGAGCTTCTCGCGAACGATGGTCTCGCCGCCCTCGACCGTGACCGGGTAGGGCCCGGGGCCGTGCTGAAGGGCAAGCATCAGGGTGACCGCGAGTCCGCTGACGTGCTGGACGGTGGCCGACTCCTGGCGGTGGTCCACGTCGATGACGAGGCAGTCGCCTACGTGGATGCCGTCGGCGTTCGCGACCTGGATGGTCTGCGGCGCGGGGATGCGGGAGGCCGTGACGGGGGACAGCGACGAAGTCGTTGCGCCCGACGTGATGTACTGCTGGATGACGGAATCGAAGATCGTGGTGATGCCGATGTACGGGAGGGCCTGGAGGCCCATCACGTTGTATCCAAGCTCCGCGCGAATGCGGATGACTTCGCTTTGCAGAAGAGCCATGTGTGCCTCCGCGCGGAGCTGGGTAGCCGATCAGCCGTTCGAGAGCGGGTTGACGTAGTAGTAGTCGCAGGACACTTCATCCTGCCCTGCGCCTGCACCCACGCCGACGCCGGTGAAGAACACGATGCGCGCCGCGCGGTAGGCGTAGACCGCGAGCGGGGCCGGAATCACCTTGGTGATGGGCGCGTCGGCACCAGCGGTGCCGGTGGCGAGGACGACGGGGGCCGGGTTGTTCGAGTCGTAGGCGACATCGATCCAGGTCCCGGTCTTGTCCTGCACCTGCCACTTGTGCGTGACGGTGAGGGTGCTCGTCTCGGCCCTGACGGTGCAGCGAGCCGAGAGCGTTCCGGGGTGCACGTCGGACATGTTGACCGACGGAGCGTTCGCGGTCTGGGGAGCCGCGCCAACGAAGGGCATGTTGCCCGAGGCGCGGACGCCGCGCTTGAGAAGGCATTCGGGGATCATGAGGTGGTCTCCTTGGAGCTTTGGATGGGAGGGGAGGCCGGGCAGCGTGAGCCACCCGGCCAGACCGACCTCAGTTGGTGTAGATCCGCGTGCAGAAGCGCGAATCGAGGTTCGCGAAAGCGGCGTACATGAGCCAGATCACGAGCGCCCACTCGCCGTAGTTGTCGGCGGTGGACGTCGCGGTCCGGGGCATCTCGCCGAGCGCGGAGCCGATGACGCCGGGCACGATGGCCTGGTTTTCGTAGACGACGCCTGCGCCACCGTTGGTCGTGCGCGGCGTGGTCGTCGACTGGAAGATGTGCGTGCGGCCGACCGACTTGTAGTAGCTCGCCTGGAGCAGCGGGTTGACCGGCTTGTGAAACTCCGAGTAGCGGGCGAACTGCGGGTCGTCCTTGAGCTGCTCGAGAGCACGGGGCGCAACGACGAGAGCGCGGTAGCCGTCCGAGAAGGTCGGCAGGTTCGCGTCCGACTGCTGCGTCTCGAGCCGGTTGATCAGCTTGTAGGTCATCGGCCCGTCGCCGCCGGCGTCGGTGAAGTCGGAGAGGGCGGTGTACTCGCCGGGGAAGAGCGTCACGGCCGCCTGCGAGAGCAGCGAGGAGACGACTCGGTCGATGAACTGGTCGAAGTCCTGCTGCAGGTGCGTGCCGACCGCCGACGCGATGGAGTGAATGCTCTTCGTCGCGTCGAAGCGGTCGACACCGAAGGGCGCCACGGCGCCGGCCGCCTGGTTGAAGGGACCGCCGAAGCGCTTGAGCGTGACCGACGTCTGCTCGGACTCGATGTTGATCGGAGTCGTCGAGATCGCCGTACCCATCGGAATCTCACGCGACGACTGCGTGTAGGTCGTCTGTGCAAACTTCGGGCGGTTGAGTCGAACCGTGTGGCCAGGCGCGTTCCCGAGCTCCGTCACAACGTTGATGACGTTGCTGTAGATCGGGTCTTCGTAGTTGGCACGGTGGGACTCCGCCGAGCGGTACTCCTGGCCCTGCTTTCCGACGTCGCCGCGGAAGCTGATGCCCGTGAGATTCGCCAGCGTGGCCGAGAGGGCCATCTTCCAGAGAATCGCGTAGAGGAACTGGGGCTGAGGCTGGAGCAGAAGGCGCGCCGCGGTGATGTCGTAGAACTCGGCGCCGAGGGATGCACGATTGACGAGGGCCATGTGAGAACTCCTTGATGGTCACGCTGCCGTCGTCGGCGAGCGCGTGGTGGTTACTTGGAGGCTTTTGCCTGCCTCGCCTCCACGATCGCGGCCTGGTGCTCGAGAAGGTACTGACCCGCTGCGAACGGGTTCTTGGCCTTCATGTCTTCCCAGACAGCGAGGTGGTTGACGGGGCTTTGCGTGGCACTCGGGGGCCCACCGTGGGCTCCCGTGGTGTTCGCCGGCGCAGCTCCGGGGAGCGCGGTCGGCGGCGTGCCCTGGCCAGGAATGCCGGCCTGGCCGGGCGGCAGGGCGCCATTCGGAGCTCCCGCCGGGGCGCCGGTCTGCGGTGCGCCCGCGACCGCCGCCGAAGGGGCGACGCCGAGGAGCTTGGCAGCTTGCAGCACCTTGATGGGGTCCTCGCCCGCGAGGCCCTTCACCGTCGTTTGCTGCTCCGGTGTGAGCTTCGAGAGGACCTCAGTGGCCTGCTCCTGAAGGTACTTGCCGTATCGATCGGCAGTGTCCTTGTGGGGAGTGAGGGCCTTGATCTCGTCGTCCTTGCGCTGGATCTCGGTCTTCTGGGCGTCAGCGGCCTTCTTGCCGTCCTCGAGCAGCTTCTTGCCTGCCTCGATGTCGGTGATGCCGAGCGCCTGAAGGGTCTCGCGCAGCTGCGAGTCCTTCGCCTGCTTGACGCGCTCCTTGACCCATCCGGGCTCGCCGACGGGAGGAAGCTCGCCAGCCGGAGGCGTCTGCTGTCCGCCCGCTGGCGGAGCCGCTCCCGCGGGGGGAGCGCCAGCCGGTGCGCCGGCCGGAGGGGTGCCGCCTCCACCACCACCTTCGCCAGGGAGACCCTGGGTGAAGCAGGTGAGCAGCGAGAGACCGGTGAACATGAACGGAGAGATTCGACGGAACATGAGGGCTCCTTTTCGCGGGATGCGCGTCCCGGGGCGGAAGGTGGAGCGATGTGGAGAGGGACCTGTGATGTCGCGGCTTTGATGGAACCCCGGTCCCCCGGGCCCGCCGCGTGTAGCTGTCACTCCTTGAAGGTCACGAAGAGGCAGGGACCCTCTTCGAACACGCCCATCGCTGCGTTGGCGTGCTCGGTCGTGAGGTCCGCCTGCGTGAGCGGAAAGTCGAGGTTCACGCCGTCGACCGCGACCGCGCCGACGCCAACGACGGCGCCCGCCTCACGTCCCGGTGCGGCCATGCAGCCAGCGATGAGCGTGGGGGTCTTACCGCAGCGGCGCGCGTCGCGAATGATCGAGACGAGATCGAGGATGGTGGCGTCGTCGGCGGCCGCGTAGGTGCCAGCGAAGCCCGACATGCTGACAAAGCACCCGATGACCTGCTTGCCGTCGGAGGCCTTCTGGAAGCCGTTCGGGGTGGTGAATCCGTGAACCTGGACGCCGGTAGCCGTAACAGTTGCCATGGGAAGAGCCTCTTGCTTTCTGGTTGGTCAGACGGGTTGCGTGATCTCAGCGGGTCGCCTTGCGGCTCGCCGCCTTCGGTGTCGCGATCGGCTTGGGGAGGGTGGATGGAGTAGGTCCGACGGCGGGCGCTTCAGCGGTGCCGTGGATAACCGCGCGCTCGGCGCCGTCGGAGTCTTCGGCCTTGGCGAGGGCCTGGTCGACCGCCTGCTCGATGTCCTTCTGGACGTTCTCGGGCGTGGGCGGCGGAGGAGGCGAGGCCTGGATGGTCTCGGGCGACTCCTCGTGCTCGGGGTGCTGGAGGGTGCCCGATGCCTTCGAGGTGAAGGCTGCGACGAAGGCGTCGGTTGCTGCCGCATCGGGAGCATCGACGACCACGATCGTCTGGACGGCGTTGTCCTTCACGACGACGGTCACGGTGCTCTCCGGGCCCTCGCTGGCCGGGTCGATGCCGACGATGGTGCGGATGGGCAGCTCGCGGGTCTTGGTGAAGGCCTCGTAGAGCTCGCCGTCGTAGCCGGCGCGGACGAAGCAGGCCTGGCACGGCATCATGAGGGCCGGGCAGCTGCGGCACATCCCCGGTGGGCACTTGCCGACGGCCCACCAGGCCTCACGCTGGTCGTCCGTCGCGTCGGCCCAGGCGCGATACTCGCGGTCCTGCGCCTCGCCCTCCTCGCGGCGGCGCGCGCGGGTCTGCTCGACGTCGTGCTCGTGCATCGCGGCGACGGTGTCGGGGAAGGAGCCGCCGCCGCAGGCCACGCAGGAGGCGGCGTCGGCGTCGTTCGTCACCGTGCACTCGAGGCACGGCTTGGTGAGCTGGGTCATGGTCTACTCCGCGGCTTGGGGGAGGTCGGTCTCGTCGGCCGCTTCGGCAGCGGCGATCATGGCTTCGAGCCGACGCTTTTCGCGCTGGAGCGCGGCGAGGGTTTTGAGCTCGTCGTTGATGAAGTCGAGGCGTGCCTTGGCTTCGGCGACGAGGTCGAGGGGCTTGTTCGGGGCAGGCATCCGGATGCGGCCGGGGGAGCTGGTAGCCACACTCGTGGTGGCGTCTCCCCCGGCGGCTCCGGGGTGTTGCTGTCCGTGCACAAGGGTGATCGGTGGGGGCGGAGGCGGCTCGGCGTTCACGACGCCGAGGGCCAGCTTGCACTCCGCAACGGGGCAGACGTTGATGATGGCGCCGGACTCAGCGAGGTCGGCGACCGGGTGAACGTCCTTCTTGCAGGCGGGGCAGTACATGGGTCACCTACGCTTTCTTGTCGCCCTTGGCGCCCGATGCAGATCCGGTCTTGACGTCGTGCTTGGCCGCGATGGCGCCCTTCTGGTCAGTCATCTCGAGATCGCGCGCGTCCTTCTTGGCCTGCTCCTCTTCGAGCTTCCCGAGGATTTCCTCGATGGATGCGAATGGGAAGACGCCGCGTAGCTTCTCAAGCACTGTCTCGAGCGGCATCAGGCCGGTCGTGTAGGCGGTGGCGCAGAGCTGGACGACGAAGTTTTCCTCTTCGGCCGACGACTCGAAGTAGTCGCCCCACTGCAAGCGGAGGCGGGGGCCGAACCATTCGCTGACGGTACGCGCGACGACGGCGTTGTTGACGTCGAGGTCGTAGGTCTGCTTGTTCTCCACGAACTTCTGGAGAATGGGCAGGATCTTCGTGAACCCGAGGATTCGAACCTGCTGGTTTGCGTGCTGACCGACGGTCAGGCAGAGGCGAAGAAGCAGGTCGATCGTTGGGAAGAGGAGGCTGGTCTGGGAGTCGTTGCGGATGCTGTCCGCGCGAGCAATCTGCCGGGCGAAGACGAAGGCGAGGGCCTTGCCGCTGAGGGCGCCGAAGCTCTTGACCTCGGACGGCTGGATGAGAACGACGGAAAGGTCCTCCGCGATCTTCTGCCGGATGTCCTCGCTGTTCTCCGAGATGGCCCCGAGGGAACCCTCCGGGAGGGAGAGCATGCCGACCTTGGAGGTCGCCTCGGGGTAGCGCCAGACGATGCCGGGCCCCTTGCGTCGGAGCGGGCCACCTCGGCCGCTGCGCGGGTTCGAGGTGAACACGCCGATGATGTTCGGTCGGCCATCGGGCCCGATGCCTGAGGCCTGCGCCTCGATCTGCACGTTGGCCGCCCGGGTCATCGGGGCGGGGTTGGTGTTCGCTTCGACGCCGGTTTCCCAGATCTGCGGGTCGCCGGAATAGACGGCCGCGCGATGGCGCTGGGAGCGCGAGAAGTTGAGCGCGTCCAGCTCGTCGAGGAGGGTCTTGTGGTGAGCGCGCCCGTCGTAGTTCGCCGGTGTCGGCGTCGAGCACTCGAACGCGTACCAGCGTACCGGGCAGAAGCCCAGATTGTGCTGGACGGTCTGAGTCCAGTCGGTCGACCAAACTGGGTCGAGCCCATCTTCGCGGCCCTTGCCGGGGAGGTAGACGACATCCCAGTTCGCGTTGATGAGGCGACGGTAGACGTAGCAGACCTCTTCCCACTCGCGCGAAATGGGGTCCTGCTCCTCGACGATGTAGGGATACTTGATCTCGAGGCCGATGACCTCGCGGGTGAGCGGGTTGAACGCCGGCGTGCACCACTTCGCGGGGAACGCCTCGATTTCGGGGCGCCCGTTGCGCATGCACGCGACGAGCGCGACCGAGCCGGACTTCATCGCCATCCGGAGAGCTTCCGGGAAGTGGTGGCGGAGGTTGGCGCAGTCGGTCAGGGGGCCGTTGATCCAGCGCTCGAGGAGGCCGGCCTCGTCTTCGGTGAGGGTGCCTTCGTCGTCGAGGTCGGCGTCGTCTTCGCTGGTGCTGGCGCTGACGACGGGATAGCGCCCCTCGCCCATCATGAAGTCGACGAGGTCGCGCGTGGCGTTCTTGGCGACGCCGTCGACAATGCACGGCGCGCGCTCGAGGAGCGGGGGCGCGTCCTCGTCCTGGGAGAAGAAGGCGGGGCGGCCGTCGTACTGGTCGCCATCCTGGTACTTCTCGAGCCTCTCGAGACGCAGGTATCGCGGCGACATGTACTTCAGCGCGATTGCTCTCGCGTTGGGCACGGCTCACCTCATCCGAATTGGCTCCCGCTGCCGTCGTCGTCGATGCGGTCGCGCGGGGGTGTGAAGTATTCGTAGAAAGCGCTGGTGGTCGCGTCGACCTGGTCGTCTTCGCGGTCACCGAGGCCGGTGAATCCGTTGATCTCTTTGAGGAACGGAGCCACCCAAAGAGGCCGCTCGACAGGATTGCCATTCGCGTCGATGCCGCCGGGGACGAGGATCTGGCCGAGGTTCCACGCGGCGGCCGCGGGCTGCGCGCGAGTGAACTTGTCGACGTCCGCCTTGAGCCACCGAACCGGGAGGCCGAGCAGCTTGAGGAGCTGGGCGGTGCCCTTTTCGGTGGAGCTGGTGTGCCAGTGAATGCGCGCGCCAGGGAATAGTCGCGACTGGGCCTCGATGATCTCCTTCATCTGAGGGATCTCGAGCTGTTCGCGTTGGGCGTAGAGGACGTAGATCAGTCCGGTGACGACGCATTGGCCAAGGACCACGATGGCGGAGTGGTCGGCGTGGGTGTCCTCGCTGTAGGCGAGGTCGATGCCGATGGAGATGCGGAGCGCGCTCGGCCGGCGGGCCGGGTCGTAGAGGTTCGCCCCCTTGAAGACAGCACCGCCGCGTTTGGTAGGGCGCTGCTGAAACTTCGAGTTCCACTCGTACTCGTCGACCTTCTTCTTCAGCAGCTCGTGGCGCGGCCAGCGCTCGGGCCAGAGGGCCTCTCCGTGGTCGTCGTCGGCGATGCGCTTGCCGTTGACCTCGATGCCGAGCGCGGGGAGCTCGATGTGGTCCCAGTTCTCCCGGGCCATGTCGTCGAGCGCGCGCCCGGTGATGTCGTCGGGGTGCCATCGGGTCTGGCAGATGACGACGGAGCCGTTCGGCTCGAGTCGGTCGTAGCCGGTCGAGGTGAACCACGACCAGACCTTCTCGCGCATGACGGGCGATTCGGCGTCGGCGCGGTCCTTGTGGGGGTCGTCGATGATGAGGAGGTGACAGCCCTGGCCGATGATGGAGCCGCCGATCGAGGTGAAGAGGGCGCCGCCCATCTCGGGGGTGCGCCACTCGTTCCACGCGTTCGCGTCGCCATGGAGGACGACGCCGGCGCGCTCGGCGTACTGGCGTGCGAGGAGCGACTTGGATTTCGCAAGCTCCTGGGTGGCCGTGACGTAGGCGATGGTCTCCCAGGGCCGGCGCTTGATGCGTCGGGCGATGGAGTGAAGGATCGTCTCCGTCTTCGAGTGACGCGGCGGGATGTTGACGATGACCCGAACCGGCTCGGTCTCGGCCTGCTGGAGGGCGCGAACGAGCCGGCCAAGGTGGTGAGGCCGGCTGTACTTCGGGGAGACGCGGGGGATGAAGTCGATGAGCGTCTCTTGGTACTCGACCTCAGATGTCTTCTTCCGACGGCGCTTCTCCAGCTCCAGGTCCACCGCCAAGCGCTGCCGCTGCAGCGGTGACATTT